GCGATTCCGATGGGACTTGAACCCACGACCTCTACCGTGACAGGGTAGCGTTCTAACCAACTGAACTACGAAATCAAATGTTCCTTAAACAACCCAGATAGGAACAACATCTGTAACAGTCTTTACTAGTATACCGTTAAAGCCATCTATGCTTTCACATACCGCTTGGTCTTGTGCTGGTCACCCAGGACTCGAACCTGGAACATTTCGGTTAACAGCCGAACACTCTGCCATTGAGTTAGTGACCAATGCTTTCTTCATCAAGTATACCTGACGGAGAAAGACTTGTCAAGCAATTAGATTAGGAACTTTGTGACTGGAGCACATGGGTCTCCGCCTTCTTCCCATTCCTTTTCTTCTTCTTCTGTCATGTATGGGTCGCCATCATGTGTGTAGCAGAATGGTTCTGTAATCCAGCCTTTATCAATGCCGAACTGCATCCACTCCCAGACTTCTGTTTTGTCTGCAATGTTTTTCTTCTTGAACATATAAAAACCCTCTCTAGGTCATGTATCAATTATACAGTACTAGAGAGGGCTTGTCAAGTATGTTTCTACTTCTCTGAAGGGATGTTGTCCACAAATGCACGGTCAATTTCGTCTTCTGTTAGTTCTCCATCGTTTAGGTAACCACGAGCCAAGTCTTCTACAACATTGGCAACGCCCATGATACCAGCAAGGAGTGCTGCCTGTAGGACATCAATACCAATTGCTGCACCAGCACCAACGGTTGCTAGGGCTGAGACCAAAAACAATGAGAGCATACGCTTTGCAATCTTTAAGTAATTCATTAATCTTCCTCCTTATCTTTTGGATTTCTGAGTGGGTAGGTAATCATCCATAGAACTGATGTTCCCATGATTGCCCAACCTACTACTTCTTTTGCTGAACCCTCAAGTACCAGCCATGCAACAAACATACCAAGAAGTGTCCATGCCTGACCCAAAAGGTCATTTAAAAATTTCTTCATTAATCTTTCCTCCTTGTGCCTGATGTTCCACCTGAGCCACCTGCTGATGCAGATGCTGCTGCTGATGGTGCTGCTGCAGTAAGTGCTGCTCCTGTTGCTGCGTTGACTGCTGCTCCAACAGCAACAACTGCTGTCACAACAATCTTTTTAGATTCTTCTCTTACCTTTGGAGACATGTCAGAACCTACGTTACCCATAAAGTTAATTGCGTCTGCAAGGGCTACAACGGTTGCTCCAAGTACTGGCACTGCTGCTAATTCTTCGTTTACTTCAATGTCGTCTGCTTGGGCTGCAACGAATAGGGCATCAAGAGCCTCTTCGTATTCTGGGGAGCCTTGCTCTGAATTTTCCAGGATTTCATTTGCTACAGATATAAGTTCTGTTACTTGCTCTTCTGAAAGGGATTGTGGGTCTACCGTCGCAACATTTACTGGTAACTCAGGTTCACTGGGTTCGGGGGACACTGGCGGCTCTGGTTCTGGTAGCGGTTCTGGGATAATTTCTGTTGGCTTTTCAATAGGTTTCGGGGTCTCTTCAGGCGTAGGTGTTGGCTCGGTAAAAGGTGGAATGGCTTGTAGTTCTTGTTGACGGACAATCAATTCCTCCTGTTTATTTGTTACATCCAGGGATGCTACTTCAATTATACTTGCCTTTTCTGTCTGCGTAACTACCGATGTATTATAGTCTCTCTTAGCATCTGTCTGGTTACTTGTTGCTACCGATAAGTTTTGTTCTGCTGTAGAGACCTCAGCATTTGCCTGTATAATTGCTGGCAATAGTTCTGGGTTTTTAATCAATGGTGCTTCGGCATCCTCGTCTGGGACTAGCACAATAATTTCTTCTTCTCTAAATCTAAGTTCATCTCTAAATAAAGTAATCTCGTCATAGACAATAACCTCGTCGTACACAATCTCTTCTGTGTAATAAGTTACTTCCTGATACTTTACAACTGGCTGATAAATTGTTTCTGTTACTGTTCGTTCTCCAAACCAAGTTGCAGGAACTATTGTCATGCTACCGCCAGCAACCTGTGACCAAAGTTGAACCCATGCTCCGCCACCATTCTCATAGTAATACAAAGTAGTTGGGTATAGGATACCTGCTCTAATCCACATAGGCTGAGAGGTTGTTCCTCCACCACCCTTATCTCTCCAGTCATTAATAAGAGACATACCAGCAATAGTTAGTTTGACACCATCATCTCCTGGTGCATAGAAACTATACCAGTTGTCTTCTGGAACCATGATGTTTCCCTCAAACTTAACAAGAACATCTTCAGCCTTTCCAGAGTTTAGAACTAGACCACTAAACCATTGGAAGTCAATGTTGGGTACGTTCATGCTGGCAAGTGGTGTTTCTGATTCGGTTGGTATTGGTGGGGCATTGTTGTATCCTTGTCTATTGTAGGATGTTGCTGTAAGTCCACCTGGAACTACCGTTGTAACTTCAACTGGTTCATAATCTAAATAAGGCTGCATCTCTGTGTGCGGAACTAAAATTGTTCTTGGAACTAATTCTGTTCTTGGAACTAACTGGGTGTATGGGACCTGAACTGTATATGGTACTTGAATAGTTTCTACCTGTTCTTTAGTAGGTCTCACCCAGTCAGCATCTGGAATTAGTTTTGTGTTGTATTCTGTCTGAGCCAATTCTAGGCTTGCTTGTGCTTTGGTTAAAAGTAATTCTTTACTCTGAACATCTATAATTTTATTATCTAGAATTGTTTTGTTTGACTCTACCGTGGCATCTATGATAGCCTTGTTATTTACGGCTGTCTGGTATGCTTCTTGAGCAACCACCAGAGCACTCTGGGCAGCACTAATCTTAGCCTCTGCTTCTGCAATAATCGCATTGTATTCATCCCTGGTTTGTGCAAGGGCTGGCGATGTAAAAAGTAAGCAAGAAAAGGCTAGGAATATGGCTAATATGAATCTAGGGGTTTTATTAATTTATGTTCTCCTCGTTGGAAGTATCCAACAAGAACATTATACCATTATATTACGTTAATGTTAAACTGTTTAAAGTACGATTCCAGGTCTTTATCTGCTGGTTTGTTACGCTGAATAATGCTACGCTTATCAAAGTCGTGCATTTCTTCTGTTGGCTTTCTGTCACGGAACGTGTGAATCTCTACCATCTGGTTTAGGTCTCTAGGTGTGTGAGAGATAGCACCAAAGATAGCACCGCATACAGCGTCTGCAAGGTCCTTGGAGGACTTTCTAGGGTGGTCTACACGATTACCCTTCATAATCTTCAACTCAGTTAGTTCTTCAAACAGCAAGTCAATGGCTGGCAAGGCTAGTCGCTCTTCATAAACAAGCATAGCCATATCCTCATAGTGCTTCTTAGCAACAGAAACAGTCTCAGTCTTTATACCAACAGACTTCAGTTCATTCTGGATATCAAACGACTGCCAGCGGTCAAAGGAAACCATTCCAATATCAAAGCCTAGTCTGCGTAGGTTCTGAATCCACTGCTTTACTTCTGAAAGATTAACAGGACCTTCAATCTTTGGCTCCCAGTATACGACTGCATCTACTACTACGATAGGCATTACTTGTGCGTAGTCCTTAACTACCTGGACATTTACCCACTTCTCAACGTGAGCAATGGCAACAGCACACTTGTCGTGTCGCTGTGCAAGGTCAGCATGAACAAAGTATTTTTTGTCTGGGTCAGGCTTAAATGAATCCATAAAACTTTTGTTAGTGTCAATAGGATTTACGATTGTCATACAAGCACGAATCTTTTCTTGCTGCTTGAAGAATGCATCGGACATGTAGGTTGGCACACACGCAAAACGTTGCATGGCATCACCGAGGTCTGTGTAGAATGCTAACTTAAAATCGTCAATCTTACGAGTAGGATTTACAACCCAGGTTGGTCTCTTGATAGCAAACATTCCTGGAAACTTGTAGGATAGAATATTGTCTTCATCCCACTCAATCTCAAGGGTGTTTCCTTCTGCGTCTTCTGGCAAGTCTTCATTCATAATAAACTTGTGATGCTTTGTGATAACTTCCTTTTCAGCAATCACGGCATCGTATCTCTGCGAGATAAAGTCTCCTGGGTAACGAGGGAAAGATAGCAGTGCTACTTTGCCTAAATCTGGAAAGCGAGAGTCTACGGAAGCACGGAAGGCTTTGTAGATATTGTCAGCAGTCTTGCCTTGGTCATTACCTGTGTTTACTTCTTGTGCGAAACCAGAAATCTCGTCCAGTACCGCTAGGATAAGGTTAAGACCTTCGTGAGACTCACGCTCAGAGTGACCAGAGTAAACGGTAATGGCTTGGTCAAACTCAATGCTGTCTGCTTTGGCGTAGAACTTTCCAGCGAACCAAGGTGAGCGTTCAATCTTATTCTTGAAGCCCTTGAAGAAAACGTTCTTAGCCTGTTGTGCGTTAATAGCAATGTTAATAATATCAATAGCGTCACCAGTAGGCTTACCAAAATAACGAGCAGGGTCTTTAAGACAAAGTAACTTATAAACGATATAGCAACAGGCAACTGTAGAAACAAAGTCCTTACCAGAACCCTTGCCTAGTTGTAGGATAACTTCATTCTTAGTATACTTCTTGTAGTATCTGCGACCTTCTGTCTCCCCCAGGATTTCAATAACTTCTTCTAGTTTGTAGATTTGGCTCATAGCCTCTACAATGTCGTACTGAATTTGTGATAGTGGTGGTTGCTGAAGATAATCTTCACCTTCCACAAATGTTTTAACGTCTACTGGATTTTCAGCAAAGACATTACTTTTCAGTACTTCAAAAAACTCATTGAACATTGACAATAGTTATTACTTCCTGCTCCCTAGATACCTGAGAAAGCCTACGCATAATCTCGTCTCGTACCTGCGGATACTCGCTTGCAATATCTCTAAGAATACCAACAAGGATATCCTGCTTACGTTCAATCTCTAGCATTTCTTCTGCAAGTTCTTTGTTCTCAAGTAGACCAGCCTTTTGTAGCATGTCTATACGAGTCTTCTCTAGGTCCATCACAAGTTTAATACCTGCAGTCTTAGCACCCAGATTTGCAATTGTAGTTGCATCATCAATGACTTCGTATGCCTTGGCAATAAGTCTGCTGTAGTGTGTGTCTGCTCCGACCAAGGCTTCTTTAGCCCTAGCACGGATAGCAGCATTATCGGAAGCCATTACACGCCATTGGTTGATGTGTGCTACAACCTTTTGACGTGGCAGTGCAAGTTCTTTAGAGATTTGGGTAGGCTCTTCGCCCTGGAGATACTTCTCCACAACCTTGTTCATCTCGTCAAGATGCTCTACTGTTAATTCTTCAATCGACAATCTTTTTACGCCTTCCCCTGCGAGCAGGGATTCTCTTTACTCTCTCAATTGCAAATGAGCAGTACTGTCCTGACGTTGCTTTTTGCACTTCAAAACAGTCTATCCATGTTGCACCAGTCTCAGTGTTAGTAACAACACTATCGAACTTAAACTTACGTCCATGCTCGTCCTGTATCTTAATTATATCACCCTTGGCGATTGTGAATGTGCCAACCTGTAGTTCGTATACACGAGAGAACTTTGTTGGTGCTGGCTTAGTTTTCCTGCGACTAATCATCAGTTAGGCAATTCCAGTTTCTCGTCTACCGAAAATACTAGGGCTAACTGTTCTCCAGGTTTTACAGTCAGGTCTAGGATGCCTACCTCAGCAAATTTCCAATCTTCTTTTGGTGTACGAACAAGCAATGCCCAGTAAGCAAACTCTGCTGGCATATCTGTACACTTCTCAACATAACCCTTGTGCTTGTCAGACTTGATTGGGTCAATAGCGTTTGGGAGTGCATTTACACGACAGATGATTTGAAGACCATACTTGTCTGTTCCATAGATGGCATAGCCAGCAAGGTTGAAGGCTGTCATTGCGTTAATCTCGTTACCCACAGCAACACACTGAGAAATCTTTTCATTCTTGAGTGACTGAAAGTCCACAATTACAGTTACGCAATTGTCTGAGGATACTACGTTTAGCGGTTGAGAGCAACCAGTGGTTGCTAGTGTAAGCCCCAATGCCAGGGCTAGTGCTGTCTTCTTCATCGTTTTGATTTCCTTAATCCGAACTTGGCTAAGTATACATAGATAGTTTCTACGCTAGTGCCACATTCTTTTGCAATATCTTGAGGCGTTTTCTTATCTAAGTGGTAACGCTTCTTTAACCACGCTTCACTAGTATACAACTTATTTGCCATGATGTCAATACCCAAAAGCCTTGTCCCAATTAGACAAAGCCCAGTGACCAATTGCACACGCATCTGCAACATCATCATCGTCTAGTTGTTTATCATAATTAATATTGATAAAGTTAATTGTTCTCTGCTTGCGAACCTTACGTTCTTCACCCTTAAACCAGGAGACAGACTTGCCTGGATTCTTCTTTTGAATCTCATGCTTTTCTTCTTTAGTTAGTTTTTTATTACCAATAAAGTTCTGCCATGTCATAGGTGAGACTGAACCAATCTTCTTTACCCCAGCCATAGAAGCAGCCCCAAGAAGTGCTCCCTGGACCATAGCCAGTTGTGCAGCAGTCTTAGGGCTGTTCATAAATACTGTGTGTTCAATTATGACTGCTTCAAAGTTAAAATTATCAAAGAAGGACTTTGTTTTTCTAGCGGCATCCATAACCTTATCGTATGTTGCCAGACCCTCAAAATTAATCTTGCCACAAGCAATAATCTTTTTATCTTCAAAGATTGCAAACGCAAGACTGTTGGTACTAGCATCAATGGCACAGAACTGTTTTGGTTTCTTAATCAAATTCAATTTTACCATTGGCTATTCCCTTAATCTGTTTTAGTATTTGTAGAACATCATCTGGATTTGATTCGCATGATAAGCAGGTCTGGCTATCATTATAGGCTGAGATTTGTTTACCGCATGACTTGCATGGTCTAATCTTACCTTGACGCTTTTTTACTTTGTCACGATTATACTTCTCAAGAATCTTCTCTTTAGTTGCTTCTTCCCTACACAGGGCAGAGCAGTATATCTGATAAGATAACTTAGTATCGAATTGGTTATCGCAGTAACTACAGTGTTTGCTTTTCATCTAGTGGCTCCAAAGATTTAATTTTAATCTCTCCAGAACCAGCAGAGGCACATGCAGCCTGAATAGGGCATGTCTTGCAAATCTTTGAGTTTGAACGATAATTTTTCTCTGGCAGGGTTTTATCTTCCCAAGCCTTTCGAACATTTCTCATCCACTCAAAAGCGTTCTCTACCCACTC